ATGCGGTTCATCTCCTGCTCGTGCGCGGCGACGAGACCATCGGTCCACTCGGAGACGAGCTCGGGGTAGCCGACAGCCTGAAGCAGGCCGACCTTGATGCAGAGCGGGTTGACGTCCAGACGCCGGTTCTCGAACGTCGGACAGGGGATCACGGAGCACGTCTTCACCGTGTCGGCGATGACCTGCGCCTCGGTCAGGAAGTTGGAGCCGCCGCCCGCCGCCACGGCGTTCGCGTAGATCTCGGGGAACGTCGGCTCGTCGGTGTAGTTGATGCCGCCGCGCGTGACGGTGACGGTGGGAAAGTCGGCGATGCCGACGCCGGCCGTCCAGTTGCGGCAGAGGCTGTAGTCGTTCTGGGACGGCGCGCACCAGCCCGCTGCGGCGGTCAGGGAGGACTGCCCCTGGTCGATGGAGTGCTGCCACGCCCGGGCCAGGGATCCGCCGTGCAGGCGCCCTTCGTCGCGGGCACGGCGCAGCGCGGACATGAACTCCGGCCCGTTGTCGCCGGCCACGGTGAACTCAGCCTCGCGGGTGCGGCGGAACTGGGCAATGGCCTGTCGGGTACCGGGGGCGCCCTGGGGGCCGAAGCTCTGGGCGTTGGCGATCAGGGCCTCGGAGATCTCCGTCATGCCGGAGAACTCCTCGCCCGCGCTCTTGCGGACGAACCCGGCCGCCGAGGGCAGGACGTGGGCGCTGATACGGGTGCGGAACGGCTCGACCGCCGCAGGCGCTGCGGGGGCCTGTACAGCCATCTGGGACACCGAGGGGACCTCGGGGACCCTGACCGCCTCCTGGGCCGCCACAGGGGCTTCTGCAGGCTCGGACGGGGCCGCCGGAACCGGCCGGCTGATCGGGGGCACGGTGACGGAGGCGAACGCGTCGCGGGCGGACTGCTGTGCAGCCACGGCGTCGTTGCGGCGGGTGACCTCGGCCTGCAGGACCGGGAGGCGCTCGGCGAGGGCCGCGAGTTCGTCGCCCTCACCGTCGGCGAACTCAGCCTTGCCGCTGAGTTCGCGGCCCCGCTCTGCGACGCGGGCGAACTCAGCGGTCAGGGCCGCGTCGTCGAGCGTGGACGGGTCGAAGGCCTCGGGGACCTCGGGAGTGGTGTCGTCTGCCATGACAGCTCCTTCGTGCGGCAGGGACGGAATGGACACGTCGCTGCGGCACGGCTCTCAGCTCAGCTACCACGGCTGGGACCAGCGTACGCCAGATGTTGCGCTGTGTGAGGTGCGCGGGGTGTAGGGGAAATTGCCACGGAACGTAGCTGAGACGGATGTGACAGCTACTTCCGTTCCCCGCTATACGGGAGAGGAAATATGGGGGGGAACGGGGATTGCTGTCACATCCGTCTCACTCTGGAACATCGCAGGTCAGGGGGCCGCTTACTTAGCCAATTTCGGCACCATTTTGTACGTGCCCCCTTGCTTGCTCTGCGAGAGCAGCACCCGCGCCTCACTCATTGTCGCCACTCTCCGTGACGGTGAGCCGTCCCGGAAGGTGATTTCGTACTCACTGTTCGCCTGCCTCTTCGACCCGCACGCACCGCACGCCATGTCAGTTCTCCATCCCTGTCTGCGCCCACGCCCACCGGGCCCGGGCCGTCCGCTCGTCGTACGTCTTGACAGCCGCGGCATCCGCCGCCGTCGCATCCTCGTAGCTGCCGCTCACCGGCTGGCACCCAGACGCGATCAGCGTCCGTTGCTGATCCAGCGAGAACGCCACCCGCGCGCGCGGCACCGGGAAGCCCGGGGCATTCACGCTGCACACCGCGATCAGTTCCAGCGACCCGCCGATACGCCGCCAGTCCCCGCTCACCGGGCTCGACATGAACGTCTGCCGCGCCTCCGCCGTCGCACCGGGGAGCATCCAGCCGGCCACCCAGATGCCGTGCTCGTCCTCGCCTGCCACAACACGTGCTACAGCCGCGGCCGGATCGTCGTAGTGCTGCGTCGCGGCCTGGAACGCGAGCTGCGGGTCGGCATGCCGCGGCCCCGCCACCAGCGTCCCCACGGGCAGCACAGTGCCCTCTGCGGTGGTCTGCTCCGCCACGTGGAAGTACGCGTACCCCGAGGCGCTGAACGGGGCCGTCACGCAGCCCGGCAGACCCACGTGGCACGTCTCCCAGCCCGCGATGTGACCGAACACCCGGCCCGTGTCCGACACCGTGATCGGGGTCAGCCGGTCGAGGTCCGGGCGCCGGAACCAGTCCTGCGGGGGCAGCACGGGCGCGGCCGCCGATGCCAGTAGCCGGTACGGCTCCTCCTCGCGGTCCGAGTCAGCCATCTCGATGGACACGCCCGCGAACGCAGGGATCTGCACCAGCGTCGCACCAGCGATCCGCGCATGGGTGATGACGATCATGCCTTCGTCGTCCATGGCGTATTCGATGTCGTCCATGTTGTCGAGCAGGTTGGGGCCGACCACCCCCGCTTCAATGAGCGTCTGCACCTCCATGATGTCCACGTCATCGAAGAGGTCAACGGACGGCCCGGTCACCCCTGCTTCGGTCTGGCGCTGTGCGTCGTCCGCCCCGCGCACAGGCAGGAACCGCCCCGTCGCCGTGACCATGCCTGACTCGTTGTCGATGGTCATCGTCTCGATCGCCCCGATAGTCACCGCGCCGGAGTGCCCTGAGTCCGAGACGCGCTGCCACATCAGCGGCAGGGGCAGGTCCCGAGAGGTAAGGGCGCCCGGGGCGATGATGCGCTTATCCCCCGTCGGTACGCCGAGACGGGCCAGCACGGCGTTCCAGGTGCGGGTCACGGGTTCAGCCCCAGGGCGTCGTAGCGCTGCACCAGGAAGGCGGCCGTACCGCAGTCCATGCCGCCCGTGTACACCAGGTCCACGATGCGCTGCCGGGAGGGCAGGGGCCCGCCGGCCACGCTGCCCCACCACTGCTCAAGCTCTTCGAGGTCGGTCATGGGTTCTGCCTTTCTGTCCAATCCAGGGTCTCACCCAGCACGATCGGCAGCATGCTGCACCGGCAGTTGATGACCTCGGCGGCCGGGCCGCGCGGGTCGCCGGGGAAGAGCAGCGATGCGGTGCCGACCCTGAACGGCTCGGAGAGCAGGGTGCGCTGCCGGTCGGCCGCGTTGTGCGTGGGCCGGGTGCGGGTGTCGTCGGTGCTTAGCCACTGTTTGAACGGGGCCGGATCCCCGCGCTGTTCGGCCTCCAGCTGGGCCCCCCGGTACACCCCCGCGTTTGTAGCACCCATTGTCTCAGTGCGGGCCACGGTCATAGCCCGGTTACGCCAGTAGGGCGTACCGCTCGCCGTGAGAATCGCCTGTATCTCACGGCTGACGTCGGGCAGGGGCGTTCCGTCCCGTATGCCCGCTTCCACCTGCCGTACGATCAGCGCGTACACCTCATCAGGGGTGTTGCGCATCCGGTTGCCGGCCTGGTTCAGGTAGGTCGAGGTCCACGGGTCCGAGGGCGGATCGCCCGCCCGCGTCACCGCACGCCACGCATCCCCGAGGACCGACCCGACCTGCGGCAGCACTTCCGAGTCGACCTGCTCGGTCCAGAACTGCTGGTGGTCGCTCACGCGCCCCGGATCGATGGGCCCGCCATCGGGCGCCACGGCCGGGCGCACGCGGTCCAGAAAGCGCGTCAGGCCCCGGTACCAGGCGTTGCCGATGCGCTGCTCGCCCTGCCGGATGAACGTCTGCGCGCGCAGGCGCTGCGGCAGGTGCGGGTCCTCGCCGGGCGTGGTCACCGGATCCTGCGCAGGAAGAACCGGAGGTGATCACGGTTGTAGCCGTCCCCGCTCCGGAGCAGAAGCTGGGTGTACGCCCTGAGGCTGCCCTTGAACTGTTCCGGCTCGCGTCCGAAGGCGTCGGCCACCGCGTCCGTAAACTCGAACGACCCGTCCATGAGCGCCTGCGGGTCACCGGTCCCGATGACGGTGTACAGCTCATGGCGCGGCGTGGACTTGAACTGCCCTCGGTTCTGGTTCGTGAGCAGCCGCCCGCCCGCCCGCGACAGTGCGTCGTAGACGATCAGTTCGGCGGCCGCGACGAGCCCTTCCGGGACCTCTTCTGCCTCCGGCTCCTCGCCCTGGGTACCGGGCAGCGCCCGGACGTTGTCCGGCACCGGCTCGGGCTCGGGTGCCTCGAGCTCGCCGGACGGCGTGACGGTGGCGTCGACACCTGCAGCGACGGGCTGCGGGGTGACCGAGAGACCGAGCGCGTTCGCAACACCGGGATCGGCGAGGAGCGTCGGGGCGGTGAGGACGGCCTTTTCGAAGAACCGGCGGGTGTACTCCTCCTCGTCCGGCCGTGCGTCCTCGGGGACACCGTTCTCTGTGAGGAGATACTCGTCCGAGATGAGCAGCCGGTCATGGAGGTCGCGCAGGTTCTCGGTGTCGTCGGGCCGGGCCACAATGGCCGTGGTGTCCCAGGCGAGCTCGAACTGTTCGGCGCGCTCGGGCGCCATGCCCATCGCGATGAGCGCCGGCCGGAACCAGTACTCCGTGACGACGTCGCCGATGGTCTTGAGCAGCGGCTCGATGAAGATCTTGTAGGTGGACTCCTCCACCTGCCACGCAGACCAGTGGTTCGACTCGCCCTGCGTGCCCTCGGCGACGTCCTTGGGCATGTCGAGCGTGGCTGCGAGGCGCCGGAGTGCGTCCTGCCGGATCTCCACCACGGTGTTGGTGACCTCGGTGGAGATGTCATAGTGCGCGAACGCGCCGCCGGACGCGATCAGCTCACCGGGCGCGGTGAAGAACAGCGGTACCTGGCTGGACGCCTGCCCCGGCTCCTTGATGTTGGTCTCGGCGGCCTGCATGAGGGTGACCGTGAACGACTCGGCCGAGGTGTCGTAGTCCCCGCGCGGGAAGTCCAGCTCTTCGGCGAGTGCACCGATGCCGTTCAGGGCGATGCGGGAGTCGAGGCGGGCTGCGATGTTCTGCGTTGCCTTTTCGACCTCGCGGCACTCGATGATGCCCGGGCGCATGGCCGAGTCGGGCTTGGCCTGGTCCTCGGGGTGCGGGGACCAGGCCCGTACCAGGACGTCGCTGGCGCCGAGGGTGATCAGCTCGCCGTTGAAGGGGTCTGTGTACGTCCACGCGTCGCCCTTGGCGCGCACCTTGGATCCGGCCAGGACGAGCCACTCGTCGGGCTTCCCGCGCTTGCGGGAGGGGCGGACGATCAGCCAGTACTCGCCGACGCACTGCCAGCACAGGGCTGCGATCTTCAGGAGTCCCGCGCGCTTGGACGGACCGCCGAGGACCTGGACGGCGGCCGCAGTCGCCTGCGCGTCGTCCGTGGGCCCGGTGGGCTTGCCCGTGTCGGGGTCCAGCTCGGTGGCGTAGCACTCGGCCTGCGAGACGGCGTTGGCGATCCACACCATGGGGCCGCGCGCCTCGCCGACGACGTCGAAGTAGTACCACGCGTCGCGCTGCCACGTGTCGGTGGTCTTGGCGCCCCGGGCCATGGCGACGCGCCGGACTGCGGGCCCGTTCATGGGCATGGCGGCCGCGACGATGGTCTTGGGGGGCGCCTGGGCCCCCTCCGTGCCCCGCAGCTTGTTGAGCAGTCCCATCACTCCATCCCTTCCCGGGCGGCGAGCCATCCGCTGGCGTAGCTGAACGCGAGGGCGAGCGGGGGTACCCAGGCCCAGGCCCACAGCCCGGTCCACGCGCCGGCGGCCGCGACGGCGCCGCCGGTGTACACCGACACACACCAGTCGCAGACGATCAGGTAGGCCGCGAGTCCGTCGCTGTCGAGGCGCCGCAGGATCCACCGCCGAGGTGCGGCGGTGATCCGGTCGGTGGTGACGAGCCGGGTGAGCCGGGCGGTTGCCAGGGCCGCTACGGCAAGTGTGATCGCGTCCATTGGCTCCTATGATGCCCTTCTCTGCTCTGCCCGGCGTCGCGCGGCCATGGCGGGGTGTTCGGCGGCGGCCGGGATGACGCCGCCGGCGCGCAGCCCGTGCGGGGAGATCAGGACGGACTCGCCCCGGTCGTGCCTCTTCATGAGGTGGGTGACGGCGTGCACCATGGCGTCGGTACGGTCGGGGCTGTTGCTGTCCTCTTCCGGGATCCATGTCGTGAGCTGGTCCTCCAGCTCGGGCAGTGACCCGACGTGGCAGACCTGGCCCTGCTCGTAGCGCATGGCCACCGGCTGGGCCCGCAGCTTCTTGCCCTGAGATGCGTTGACGCGCCGCAGCGGGGGTGATCCGCCGCCGGGGTTGCGCCGCTTCCATGCCATGCGCAGGACGGTTTCGATCCAGTCCTTGCCGCCGTTGTCCTCCACGACCACAAGGGAGGCGCCGTACCTCTCCAGCAGCGACCACGCGCGCTCACTGGCCCGCTCGGGGGACAGCCGTTCCGAGCCGTCGTGCAGCACGTAGTTCTTGCCGTCGACGCCGCGGCCGGCGACCACCAGCCCGGTCTCGTCGCCGACGCCGGTTCCGGCGGGGTCCATGCCGACGACGATGTTGATGAGCTCGGGCGCCGCCTGAACGCGCGCGTCGTCGATGTGTCTGCGGGCCACGAGCGCACCGGGGAGGTCATCCAGAACCTCTGCGTCCAGCTCCTGCCGGCCGAGGGTGGTTCCCTCGTACTTGGCGATGACCGCGCGCCGGAACGTCGGTGCGAGGTTGTCGAGGTTGTCGTAGGTGGTGCCCTTGGTGACGGCCGTGCGCTCGTCCTTGACGAGGAGCTTGATGAGGGGGAGCGGGCGGGGGGTGGTGGTGACGCAGATCTGCGGGTGCGCACCGAGGCGCATGCCGAGCTGCGCCATGTCCCAGGCTTCCTGGATGTACCGCCACGCTGCGAGCTCGTCGAACCATCCGTAGCCGTGCTGGGGGCCGCGCAGGCGGTTGGGCTCGTCTGCGGAGTACAGGGTCTGGATGGCGCCGTTGGGGTAGGTGAGCTGCCGCTTGGACGGGTTGTAGACGGGCCGGAACGTGGCGGGGGCGCACGCGAGGATGCCGGACTCCCCCTGAACGAGGATGTCCCGCGTGTCGGCCGCCGTGGGCCCGATCAGCGCGCCCCGCTCGTGCGTGCGTGCCTTTTCGATGGTCCACTCGGCGCCGAGTCGGGTCTTGCCGAACCCGCGTCCGGCGAGGGCGAGCCAGACGTCCCACTCCCAGTCGGGAGCGAGCTGTGCGGCGCGCGCGTGGGGGCCCCTGCGGCCCGGGTGCGGCCGTCCGTCGCACCCGGGGACGCTGCACCGCCACGGCACCTTGCCGGCCTCGCGTTCCTGAACGGTCTGTTCGAGGACGGTTTCCAGCCGGGCGAGGTCGGCCGGCGACAGCCGTTCGAGCTCTTCCCGGCTGATCCTCACCCCTGTGCCTCCGCGTTCATCTTCTCCAGCTTCTCGATCAGCTTGTCGACGCGGGTGACCGCCTCGGACGGGGCGCCGGCGAGCTTGTCGCCCGCGAGGATGCTGTTCTGCTCGACCCGGGCCATGACCTCGACCGCGCGCGACCACATGGCCGTGGGGTCCTGCTTCTTCTCGATGAACACGTCGAGCCGGGAGTCCAGCAGCCCGCGCAGCTTGTCCATGAGGGCGAGGTTCTTGTCCCGGATGCGGGCGAGCTCGTGGACGGCGCCGTCAAGGTGCGCGTTGACGGTGTAGGAGTCGTAGGCGGCGGAGCGGGCGGTCCACTCGTTGTTCAGCGACCATGTGGACACCATGGAGTGGGACATGCCGGTTTCCTCGGCCACCCGGGG